TATCCTGACTAGTTGGTGATTGCACCGATCCTCGGCAGAAGACCTGCATTTCCGTCACCACTGTTCGATATGACCGTTGTGAAGAATCCCTCGGAATATGCAACGCCAGAGTCGAGTATCTTCACCGACTTTATGATTCCCTTGGTGTCGGTCAGTTCAAGAGCGGTTGCAAGCCCGATGCCATCGCCAAAGCCGAATGAATAGACATAATCGGTCTTTCCGTAGCCATATCCGCCATTGACTACATCGATTGCGCTTACCACGGGATATACCAGTTCCGTGATTGTTCCATCGGAAAGATCGCAGTACAATGGCATGTCTGCTGCAAATGTTCCGAATGGATTCTTTATGAATATCTCAGTGACTTCGTAGTAGTTCTTCGTGTACTGTATGACTTCCGTGGCAGTGGCATATGCCAGAACATTTCCGGTGATGGGGTCGATCTGATAGACTTGGTTTCCTGCGATATCATAGTTCGCAGTCCCGTTATCGCTTGTAGTCTTGATCGATGTACGCTCTATCCACCTTCCGTGCGAACACTTCAATATGTCATCGCTTGGGTACTTGACCTCCGATGCCACATTGTAGATGAGCCTGAACAGGAAGCGATATGCCTTCTCCGTTCCCTTTGCTCCATAGAAGTTACGGACATTCTTGAGGAAGTTTGCCTCGCTCACTACATTGCCGCTGGAATCGATTGCCAGTTGCAATGGGAAGTTCTGTAGATACATCGCGCGGAAATCAGCGAAGAAAACTCCGATGGTCTCGTCTATATCCGTAAGTTCCGTGAATGCATCTATGATGCCGAATGCATTCTGATACTGCTCAAGCCACTCGTAGTAGACCTCGACAAACCGACGAAAGTTCTCATGCTCGCGATTGACGAAGTCGGGAACCTGATCGACTATGAGATTGCTAGGACCAAACCTCTTCTTTATCCTTGGGGATTCCTCGGACAACTGAAGTGTCTGTGGAACAAACGGTGCTGTGGCACCGGATAAAAGGAGGATTGGTAGACCTACTGCCATCCTTATGCCTTCCTAACCGCAGCGTCCTGCAAGGTTATGGTGGTCGATTCGGGTATGCGGGAGTCTATAAGGAGGATCTGGTTCCTGCTTGGGATTATGTCAAACCGCTGATCGGGAGTGCAGATGAACTTGATGTATGTCAGGCTACCAGTTCCCGTGGGAGCAAATCCCATCAGGTTCACCTTGCCGGTCGCATAGTCTATCGTTCCGATCTTGGCATTCACAACTACCTTGCTTCCAGCAACCATTCGGTACATCACCAGTTTTCCATACCCATTGTCCTCAATGAAGCAGTCGCGGACGATGTTGTCCTCATCCCTGTGCTGGAACACGGAGGTCGATACGATGGGAGTATTGCCATCGAATGGATGCAGCATGGGCATGTCGAAGGTGAGCGTATAGTTTGCCATTCCATATATCGGAATGATCTTCTTCATGACTCGGGTGTTTATGCGATTGCTGACAATGGCATTTCCGGAGAGATCGATCTGCCTCGACACGGTAGAATATCGGAACGGTGCGCCGAATACCTGCAATCCCATGTCCGAATAGTTGTATATCGTGAGATTGATTGCATCCTTTATGGCAGATTCTGTTATGAATCCAGCACCTGAGTTGTATGTGGCGAAGCAATCTATCAGAATATAGGTGTAGTCTGGATCGACTATCTCCACATTCACGGTGACGATCTTCTTCTTGTTCAGTACATTCTTGACCAGGCTTTCCTTCTGTGCATCGCTAAGTACTGGCGAGTTCTTCGGAAGGATTGAGATATACACCTTGCCATATTCAGGTGGATCGTTCTCATCGCCTCCCCACACACGGGCAGACTCCGCATCGGGATATTCCCGCAGGACTATGCTCTCGTAGTCGTAGGCAGTGACCGTCCTATCCTGCGACTGATAGTACTTTGGCGCAGTATATCTGATCTTGTCCTCGCTGTCGCGCTCTGCGCCTCCAGCAGATGGAGAGACGGTTGTGATGATGGAATCGAAGTTGTTGCCGTTGATTCCCGAGAATGTGAACGAAGATGTTGTCGTGTCGCTCTTGCCGATGTCGTTGGCATTCGCCCCATCGGTATCGAAGAAAACGACCACGATGTAGTTGCCTTTTTCGGGAGTTGCTCCGAGTATTCCGTCACCGAAGGAAACAACATAGTTGCCGCGATAGTTCTCGTTGATGAAATAGACCTTGCTTGTCGAATCAAGTTCCAGGTAATCCGTGTTTTCCTTCCATGTGAAATCCGCGCTTCCAAGATCGGAAGGAGACTTCATAACATAGATTCTTATGAGTTCCTTGTCGATGTTTGGGAATGGAATCTCAAACTTGGTCAGGTTGCTGTCGGGATCGTAGATGTAGGACTGACTCTTGTACTGCCCCTGATAGATGTCTATCTCATTCGCGGTGTATGGTTCCGAAGTCTTGTCTATCTGATAGGACTCGACCGTGCTGAAGGTATATTCGACTCCGTCCTTTGATGCCGTGAACACCGTGCCGATTGGGACGGTGCTTGGAACCCCGCTGGTGCTTCCGAACTCAACGGACACGGTTGCCTTGGCAGCATTCCTTGAGTTAGGCACATATCCTAGGTTCTTGGCTAGGGAGACGATTGACTTCCGCAACACTGCCGAATCGATGAACGACTCCGCTGCGATCATGTTGGCATACATTGCCGTATAGTGGGTGTTGTATGCAAGCAGGTCGAGCAGGACATTGATTCCCGCTCCCTCGTAGTCGTAATCGGAGAACTCGTTCGTGGTCGAGAGATAGTTCTTCAGATTCTGCTTGATAGCATCGAAGTCCAGTTCGGTTACTGGGGTGAGTACGCGATTTGGCATTATCTAAGCCTTTCTATGCTTACGAATACCTTGGTGACTTCGCGCGTATTGAGCAACATGAACGATATGGACACATCGAATGAGTTGTATGCCTCGTTCAATATCACCTGAACATCGTTTATCCTGGCGCGCGGTTCATATTTCTTGAGCATGTCGATGATGTTCGACCTGATCTGCATGGCAATAAGCGGAGATGCTGGCTCAAAGAGCATCTTGTAGATCCGCGAATCTATCTCAGGTCTGAACGGCTTGTCGTACCTTGTCATCAGGACAAGGTTGCGAACTGCCCGCTTCACTGCCTCAGCATCGGTCTTCTGCGTGACATCGGCAGTGACGGGGTGTGGGGTGAAATCTAGGTCAAGGTCTTTGAATAGGTTCTTACGGAGGAAATCTGTCATCGGTAATCTTTGGATGAATTGAGCAGGAAGGCAACCTGACTCCTTGCATTCTCAAGATCCTGGGTAAGTTCCTTTTCGTCTATCTTGTCCAAACTTCCCAAGTCACACCACTCAACAGATATGTAGCCGTAAACCAGCATACTGTCGGAAGAATATACGGGCAAAATGGACACTGCCACGGTGTCGTGTAGTTCATAGAACTTCTTGGTGTTGGATTCAACGAGATTCGATATCATCCTCATCTTGGCATCGTTGTTATGAAGGATGTCTATGATCTCAACGAATCTGCTGACCAGCACATCCTGACGGAACTGCATTGTCGAGGCTATCTTTGAGTCGCAGGATTGATGGGAGATGCTCATCTTCCGCATGGATGAGCCATCCACGAACTTGCCGCCGTTATGGAACTGAGTCAATGAGATTCGCGATGCGACATGATTTAAGCGGATCTCGCTGAGAACCTCCCATATCTTCATGTTGACATGGCTGAACCGCTCTTCATTCTTCTGGGTTCTGCTCTTGGCGATCACCTTTGCCACTTTTCGGAAGCCGTAGATGAATCCGGCAAATATGGTTGCTCCCATGATGCCTAGTTGAAACCACTCGCCAATCTTCTCTGTTTCCATATGACCCCCGAAGTATTAAATTATCTATAAATCACTGATAGTTTAATAAAGTAAGATCCTATGGGTATTTAGCCCTACTGTAGGCTTGGTATATGATCTAGAAGATTGATCGGCGCACCTTCGATCTTGACGCCGTTCTCCGTGGCAATATCGTCTATGCTCTTGCTGAAATCGGGATTGGTTATCATGTTCTTCACAAGTTGCGCCCCGAAGCACGGATCTGTCAGTGCAGTAGATAGGATCGTATTCCCAAGGACATACCTCTCCACGAAGGCAAGTGCCAATGCGAAGTAGTTGTTGTCGTTATTCATGAGAGTCTTCATGTTTTCCGTGATGGATATGATATTGTCGGTCAACTGCTGCAACTGTCCTGCGGTTTCCGCCAGATCGGTCAGACCGCCTTGGTCGAGTTGGTTCTGTATGTTTCCCAAGACCGTCGAGATGCTCTTCATGTTGTTGCCAAAGTTGTCAAAGAATGGACCAACGATTTGGGGATTTAGGGAAGAGAAGGCATTTGAGAAGTTGTCTTCAAGTTTCTCGCCAGGATTCTTGAGGAGATCCTTGATTGAGTTGTATGCGGACACGGTTCCGATGATCTCATCCAGCCTCGGAAGAAGTCCATTGTCTCCACCGATGCTCACTCCACTCAACCTGTTGGTGTGGGCTACAAATGCCGAAAGTTCGGAGTTTGCTCCACCCAAGGCACCATTCAGTTTGGCTAGATCGCTATTCAGACCCGTGGCACCGCCAAGCCCGTCTATCTTGGCTATGTTTGCACCAAGTTTGTCCTGTAGGATTCCTGCCACCTGCGAGATGGGATTTCGGAAGGCATTTCCATCCATGAAGTCCGACAGGAACTGCTTTGGTCCTGCGGGGAGCAACTGCGATATTAGGCTGCAATTCGCAGCACTGAAGATATTGGGATAACCAGGTTGGTTCTGTGTCCAGTTCGTATATTCAGCCATTATCCGACCTCCACATTGGTACAGGTTGCAAGCAAAGCATGTCCGCAGGAAGCGACACTGCCCATTATGCATACGGGGATATCGCCAACCGTAACAGCAGGGAATCCCGCAGTCATCGTGACATTATTGTGAAATATGGAATGTGATTGCACAAGGCTTCCCATCATAGCCACAGGAAGATCATTGGCACTTACTGTTGGTGAACCGGTGACAACCTGCCCACCAGCCCGATCCGTGAATGCTCGTCCTATCATCGGCATCAGAACTCCCCACCGTCGATCATGGTAATGCCGACAACCGTGGTCGTTGAACTCGTCGGCATCGTATAAACACCGAGTTCGGCAAATCCCGAATAATATTCTCCCCAATGGGGGAGTTCCGAGCGGCTTTCCCTGGTGCAGACATAGGTCATGCCAGTGTCAGTGTAGTATATGACATCACCCGGCACATAGGTCGCCTCAATGTCATATCTTCCCTTCCATTGCATGTTGCTCATATGCTAGTATCCGGTGGAATGGATGGATCCGCTGCCTTGGGGCGGGTCAATGAGTTCAACTTGATTCCAAGTGCAGTTCCATCAAGGAACAAGTCTGAGCCAGATTCAGTCTTGACGATGTTGCTCAGAACAGACTTCGAGACTATGCTTGCCTGTGATTCGGTGATCACATTTCCACCCACGGAGGTGTACTTGTTTCCGCCGATTGTTTCCCTATAGTCGCCAAGAACCTTGAGGCTCATATCACCCTCGACGGTTCCCTTGATGTTTCCCTTGACATAGAGGTTGACATCCTTGTCCACCTGTAGGTTGATGTTTCCCTTTGAGTATATCTTCACGGAACCATCGACGGTTACCTTCGCATCTCCGCTGATATGGACGAAATCGTCGCCAGCGACTATTTCGTAGTTGTTTCCCTTGATCTTCTGCACACGGGTTCCATCAGGATCCTTTTCCCAGCCATTGGCAACTTCCTCAAAGGTTCCCGATGGATGATAGGTATGGTGCCGCTCAGTTCCATTCGTATCGTCCCATTCCTCGACCATTCCCGACTTGGTGGCAAATACCTTGTTGTTGGGGTACTTCACCTTGTATGGGGTCTCTGGTTCCGACCATTTCTCCTTGTCGAAGGCATCAAGTGCAACCAGTACATCCTTCTTTCGGTCATCCTTCTTGGTCTTGACTATGGTCTTGTCGGTCTCATCGCCAGTTGCAAGGCGGTTGGTGTCGGGAACCTCCTTCTCAAGAGGATATACGCCATAGGGATCGTTGAATCCCTTGGTCTTGTCCCCGAGTTCCATAGGAACCCCACCAACGCTGAACATCACCACGGGCTGCTGTGCGTTCATGCCGTCGCGGAAGAACCCGAAGACATGGGAACCTGGCACAAGACCTGTTGGCGATCTTCCCACACCGCTGATGGATGCACTGGTTATGTCCTGTAGAGGGTGCGCCCACGGAAGATCGGCAGTACCGATGGCACTCTTGTTGTCCGTGTGATATCCGATGATGCGAACGCGAACCCTGCCGAGTTTCAGTGGGTCATTGATGTCTTCAACGACACCAAACCACCAGACGAATCCGGATTGACCCATGAACTCCATCATCTATCATCTTTTCCTTTCGGGATACCCGAAGTTCTCGTTTCCCCATCGCTCCCACTCAAGGAGTTCTTCTCTGGTGTAAGGCAACTTGCTGAGTTTCTCATTGATGTCGTGGGGGGTGATTACCGTGCGTTCTGCGTCTTCCATGATATACCTCATACATTGTTAGAATTGGACTTCTCAAACTTGGATGGAATCGCCTTCACCAGCGAATCCTTAGCCATTCCAATGGTGGTTGTGTAGCCACTCGTTCTATTTATGACCGTCCTCAACGAAGTTATGATGTAGTTTCCGCTGAGATACTGATCCTGCCATTCTGTATCGCTCTGATTCAGATATCCCGACTTTGGAATCTCAAAACCAACTGTATCAAGCAGACGGAGATTTGAATTTCCCGGAACCTTTATGTCCACCCTCATGGTGGTGAACTGCTTCTGTATGCTGTTCCGATTGAGGAAGTACTTCTCAGGCTTCTCGTTGTCCTGTATCTTGTCCATCCTAAGCCATTGCACAGGCATCACATTACGGAATGCAAGCGCATTCTTCGTGAGGTTCTCCGTCATCGGATTTCCCATCGGGAGCAACGGGTGGTCGTTGAGACGCTTGCGCTCAAAGAATGAATCCGTGTAATCGAACTTATGGGATTCTATCTTCTTCCTCGTTATATCGTGAGTCAAGAGGGTTCCCGAATACATTCCCCCACTGTACTCATCAAGCCTATCGAAGAAGGAAGTCACGGAATGGTCGAGTACCCTCGACATGAAACTCATGACATCCGACATGTTTGCGGGATTCATCGGCTCCTCGCGGTAGATCATCTTCGGGGTTGCCTGAATGGACTTCAGTATGTTCTTGAAGTGGAATCCATCGACATCCTCATAGAACAGGAAGCAGGAAGGATCCTGAGAGAAAGCGCGTTCGGCAAGCCACGACATCGTGAACAGGGGATTCCAATACGGGATTATGAACTTGTATGTTCCATATGTCTCGTCGTTCATCAGCAACTTGGACATCTTTTCGGTGCCAAAGTTGTCCCCGAATATCTGCCTGGCTATCTTGGTTATGCTTCCGTTGTATGCCCCGCTGATGCGCCTTGTCCTGTTTCCAAACTGCATATTGGAGACAAACTGCAACTTGTATACCTCGACCTTGCCGTTTTCGGTCCTTGCCTTGCCAAGCGGCGTGAACACCTTTCCATCGATGACCGTGTAGGGCTGATCGGAATTTTCGGTCTTGTATTCGATGTGGATCGACTCGTTTCCTACGATTGGAATGCTCTCAGACAGGTTGAGGGAATCACGCAGCAATACCTCTCCCACTATCTTGTGGTCGAAGATGCTCTCGTAGATGGCGATCTCAATGAACAGGTTCTTGAGATCGATGGGATTTCCGCCCGAGTTCGAAGTCAGTTCGATTCGGGAGACATCGTATCCGAGGTCTGCGTATGAGTTTGTCTGCGTCAGGTTAGGCATTGTTCAAAAGAGTCTCTACATCTCGCTGTATGTTCACGATATATGGCTGATCCACGACCGCTATGTTGCGGTGGCTGTCGTTCACCCCTACTTCATATTCGCGGTTAGTGACCGTATATGAGCCAAAATCCTCAAAGATGTACCTGCCGAGAGGGGTGGAGCCGAATGTGTATCCGAAATCGTCTTCCGTTGGAAACTTGTTATGCAGCGACACGGGCATGGTGGGATTGAGTAGTTCACCATCCTCATTCTCAAAATGATGGGCTGCATAGGGACTCTCTATGACCTTCCCGATCCTGGCGACATAGTATGTGGTCTCACCCAACTTGTTCTTGTTCGCACCCGAGATGTACTGTCCCTCCGCAGGAACCCATGCCGTCTTCTGCGTGAATTCTATCACTAGGCGGCAATATGTAGGATCGTATGAGACGACACGGGCATTCTTCAGCGATGATTCGATTGCTGGCTGCAAGTCGGGATTGGTGATCAGCGTGGAAAAGACGATGTCGTTCACGCGGAATGATCCTTCAAATCCCTTCGTTCCCGAGACATCGGTGAGGAACAGGGTGTATCCCGGATACTT